TGATCACTAATAATAAAGAGAGAATAGTTATTATGCGTTCATATAGCAAAGACAAAGATGATATTACAGGTGGTGGTGCTATTGCTATACCTAAAGATTGGTTAAAAAAAATAGAATATTTAAAGGTGGACTATGCAACACAATAAAAACACAGAGTTTGTTATGTACGTTGATAATTTTTTGGATGATAAAACTTTAAAAGATCTTCAACATACTTTTGTAAATATAAAATATGAAGATGTTGTTATGGATAGTGGTCATTATTATGGTAAACGTCATACTTTTCATGGTGATCATCATAAAGACGATCCTCTAGTAAAACTTACGAAACAGTTTTTTTATCCTCACAGAAATTTAAAACCTATTTCAATACATGCACACATGAGAAACAATGAGAAAGAGCCATTGTTTCATAAAGACACCGAAAACGATTGTGTGGCTAATTTTCTTTTATTTATAAAAGGTGAACCTCTTTTAAATAATGGTACAGGTTTTATGAAAGGTAATTCATTATCCGCTCACATTGGTTTTGTTGAGAATAGAGCTCTTTTTTTTAATGGATCTAAAATAATGCACAGTGATTTACAATCTTTTGGAGATAGCTCTACAAGATACACATTAAATATGTTTTTAAAAGAAGATGATTAAAATATTTATTGGCACTCCTTGTTATGGTGGAATGATAACGGCAGACTATTTTAAAAGTTGCATGCAACTTACTGCAGTAGCGGCTACAAATAAAGTTGAACTACAGTTTGGTACAATTGGTAATGAATCTTTAATTACAAGAGCAAGAAATACGTTAGTGCAGTTGTTTATGGATGATGAGCAATATACTCATCTTTTGTTTATAGATGCTGACATATCTTTTGATCCTAATACAGTAATGAGAATGATAGATTTAGATGAAGAGATTGTTACAGGTGTATATCCTAGAAAAACAATTGATTGGGGTAAAGTTAAAGTAAAAGTATTAGAAAATCCTGATATACCTGAAGATGCTTTATTAGCCTCTGCTTTACAATATAATTTAAATGTAGTTAGCCCTGAAAAAATTGAAGTTAAAAAAGGATTTATAGAAGTATTAGATGGGGCTACAGGTTTTATGTTAATAAAAAGAAGTGTTTTTAAAAAAATGGCTTTAGCTTATCCTGAGTTAAAATTTATACCAGATCAACATATTGGTTCTCCACATGACAAAACATTTGATTATCATAGCACATCTAAGTGGAATTATACTTTTTTTGATACAATGATAGATCCTGAAACAAAAAGATATTTGTCTGAAGACTATGCTTTTTGTCGATTATGGCAGAAAATAGGTGGTAAAGTTTATGCTGACATAGTAAGTGGTCTTACTCATTACGGTAATTACTCATTCAAGGGTAATGTAGGCACTCAATTCTTGCCACAAAACAATAAATAATTTAGTATACCTCGACATGAAATTAGTCGATTTAAAATTCCTACCCGGTATAGATAAACAAGATACTGCTTATTCAGCAGGTGATCAAAGAAAATATGTTGATTCTAATTTTGTAAGATTTCACTACGGTAAACCAGAAAGATGGGGTGGCTGGTCATATCTTAGTCAACAATCTATAGTGGGCGTGGTCCGTGATACACATTCCTGGGTAAGTTTAAATGGCACTAGGTATCTTGCTTTAGGTACCGATAGGAAATTATATTTATATACTGATGGGTCAATCATTGACATTACCCCTTTAAGAGAAACACAAGCCTTAACTAATCCTTTTACAACTAATGGAAGTACAACAGTCACAGTAACTGATTCAAATCATGGAGCTAAAAAAGGAGACTTTGTAACATTTGACTCTTTTTCAGCAATTGACGGTTTAGACATGAACAACGAGTTTGAGGTAATTACAGTTCCTTCTGCAAATACTTTTACGGTAACTCACACAGGCACAGCCTCTGGATCTACGTCAGGTGGTGGAGGTTCAGGTAATGCTAAATATCAAATTAATGTTGGTCCTGCTAATTCTACTTACGGTTATGGGTGGGGAACATCTACTTGGGGGACTAGCACTTGGAATACAGCTAGATCCTCTTCTAATGTTGTACTAGATTCGAGAAGTTGGTCATTAGATAATTTTGGTGAAGACCTAATTGCTACCGTTTTAAATGGTGGTACTTTTATTTGGGACACTTCTTCTGGTACATCTAACAGAGCCACTGCATTATCAAACGCTCCAACTGCATCACGTTTTAATTTAGTATCTACTGATACAAGACACTTGCTTTTATTTGGAACAGAAACAACGGTGGGGGATACTTCAACTCAAGATGATTTACTTTTTAGATTTTCTGATAGAGAAGATGCAACAGATTATACACCAGTAGCTACAAACGAAGCTGGATCACTTAGAATTACAGACGGCTCTAAAATTATGGGCGCTGTTAAATCAGCTGGTCAACTGCTTGTTTGGACAGATACGTCTATGCATGGTATTCAATTTGTAGGAACACCTTTTACTTTTGGTCTTAGACAATTAGGTGCTAACTGTGGATTAATAGCACAACACGCTGCTATTGAAGTAAATGGTAGAGCATATTGGATGTCTGATAATTCTTTTTACATGTATGATGGTGTTGTCAAAAAAATGCCATGTTCCGTACAGGATTATGTATTTGATGATCTTAGTTACACAAATAGAAATGATATTGCTTGTGGCATAAATACGGCTTTTAATGAGATTATTTGGTATTATCCTTCAGCAAGTGCTACAGCAATAGATAGAGGTGTTGCTTACAATTATTTAGAAAACACTTGGTACACTGTTAGTCTTGGAAGAACAACTTGGCTTGGTGCTTATGTTTATGAAAATCCTATTGCTACCGAATATAGCGCAAGTGTAACAGCCAATGTGTCAACAATATTAGGTTTGACTGCGGGAGCTTCTTATATTTATGAACATGAATCAGGTAACAACCAAGCAGATGGCACAGCCTTACCTGCTTTCTTAACAACTGGATCTGTTGAAATTGCTGATGGCGATGAGCTCATGTCAGTTAGTAGATTAGTTCCTGACTTTGATAATCTTGCAAATACAATGACAGCTACTTTAACACTTGAGCAATATCCACAATCTGCAGCAAATGTCACTACAACAGGGAGTATTACTAGCACTACAGAAAAAATTGATGTAAGAGGCAGAGGTAGAGCGGTTAAAATTAAATATGAAACCAACACAGTTGATGACACAGCTTGGAGACTTGGATCTACTAAATTACAACTTAGACCAGACGGAAGAAGATAATGGCTAAAATAACAATTACACGATTACCAAATGCAACGCCAGAATATGATGCTAATCAGTTTGACCAAATGATTTCATTACTAGATCAAATTATTCTTTTACTTAACACAAACTACCAACAAGATTTAAAAGAACAATCACAGTCGGAGGCTTTTTTCCTTGGCTAATACTTTTAAAAGCGCAATGGTGGATATTACCACAACAGATTTAACAACTATTATAACAGTTCCTACGGCTAATCCTGGTGCAACGCCACCAGTTATGCCTACTACGGATGTAGTAAAATCTCTTTTAATTTGTAACGACTCTGGTTCAACAACTTTAGTTGATGTTGAAGTTGTCCGAGCTTCTGCAACCTTTGAATTATTTAAAGCAAAAAGTGTTGCTACAAATACAACCACAGAATTATTGACACAACCTTTAGTTCTGCAAGAAAGTGATGTTCTTAAAGTTCAAGCCAATGCTGCCAATCAGGTGCACATTATAGCAAGTTTTATGGAGGTCACGAAAGGACAACTCTGATTAACTTACACTCCCTATTTATTACTCCCGTATTTTCACTACAACTTAAAGGCCACGAACATTTAATCGACAACATTTATCAAATACAAAAGAATGACAAAAAAGGTATGCCACGGTCTAATATTGGTGGTTGGCATAGTGATGACGAAATACATAATATAAAAAAATTTAAACCTTTGGTTAGTGATATTCTTAAATATGCAAAAGATTGTTTTAATCACATGGACGTTAAAGATAATTATGTTCCAGAGATAACGGGTATGTGGGGTATGATTAACCCACCAGGTTCACGAAACAATGTGCATACACATCCATATAACTACTTATCTGGTGTATTTTATCTTAAAGCTCCTAAAAAGTGTGGAAATATTGTGTTTCTAGAGCCTAAACCACAGTCAGAGGTGTTATCACCCCCAAAAACAGATAAAGCCTCTATACACCTC